CCCAGAGGGACCTACCGTAAATTTAGAAAGAGCTTCTCACATGATTACTGCACTATACCAAGACGGAAAAAACTTTATAGGTGAAGCTAAGATATTATCTACACCTATGGGTGAAATTGTTAAATCCATTATGGATGAGGGAGCCAATCTAGGTGTCTCATCTAGAGGAATGGGAAGTCTAGAAGAAAGGGGTGGTGTAAATTATGTAAGAGATGATTTTTATCTAGCTACTGCAGCTGATATAGTTTCCGACCCATCTGCTCCAAGTGCCTTTGTAGAAGGTATTATGGAAGGTAAAGAATGGGTTTGGGCACATGGTACACTAGTAGAATCTGGTTTAGTAGAGATGAAAGAAAGAATTAACAGTAAAATTCGGAAAAAACAAGCAATAGAACAGAATTTAGAGTTTGCTAAGTTCTTGAAAATGCTATCATAAAATTTGAAATGTATAAATAACTGTTAATATAGTATAAATTTAATTAAATTTAACAACAATTATAGGAGTTTATCCGATGGCTAATGAAATCGAAAAAACTATTGAAGAATTAGAGGCAGAAGTCCTTAGTGAGCTCGAAGAGCAAACGGCCGCGGATGCTGCTAAGAAAGGCGCCGCTCCTGCGGAACCTGGTATTAAAGCTTCTGAAGCTTCAGCAGTCACACCTGGTGGACAAGTAGATGACCTCGGTCCTGCTGTTCAACATCCTTTTGATAAAAAAACTGCTAGTCATAAAGCTGACAAAGAAGCAGATGAGACTAAAGGTGATAAAGCTCAGGCGAAAGAACTTGCACCTGAAAAGGGTAATCAAGTACCAAATGATGGTGAAAAGAAAGTTGCTAAAGCTTTAGCGTCTGGTGATAATAAAGAACCTGAAGAAGGTCAAGAAGTTATCGCTGAAAAGGATACAGAAGAAATCAAATCGAAAGAAGAAATTAAAGAGTTAGATAACGGAATGAGCAAAACTGAAATGCTAAAAGCAATGAAAGAAATGCCACTAGATGTTATCAAGGCTGCTTACGATAAGATGAAAGAAGTAGAAAATGTAGAAGTTTCTGATGAAGATAAAGAAAAAGAAGCTCTACAAAAAGAAGCTGTAGAACAAAGAATTAAAGACATTGATGTTACGGAACATGTCGAAGCTCTAATGAGTGGAGAAGGTGACCTAACTGATGAGTTTAAAAAGAAAGCTGCTACAGTTTTTGAATCTGCAGTTAAATCTAAAGTCCGTGATGAAGTTTCAAGACTTCAAGGAAACTATGACAAAGAGTTAGAAGAAGCTACTAAGTCTATTAAATCTGAATTATCAGAAAAAGTAGACACTTATCTAAACTATGTTGTAGAAGAATGGATGAAAGAAAATGAACTAGCTGTAGAAAGAGGTCTTAAAGGCGAAATCGCTGAAGACTTCATAGCTGGATTAAAACAGCTGTTTGAAGACCATTATGTTGACATCCCTGATGAAAAATATGATGTACTTCAAGCACAATCAGACAAGATTGCAGAGTTAGAAGAAAAAGTTAATAAAACTTTGGAAGAATCAATGGACCTTAAAAAGTCTAAAGATGAACTAACTCGTAATAAAGTTATTTCAGAATCAACTTCTGATTTAGCTGACACAGAAATTGAAAAGTTCAAGGAACTTACCCAAGATGTTGACTTCGATAACGAAGACAACTTCAAAGGAAAACTCGATACTCTAAAGGAAAGTTATTTCCCTAAAGTAAAGAAAGAAACTTCTGAGACAATAGATAATGTAGAAACTGGCCCTGCACAGGACATTGACATGTCAGATTCGATGGCAGCTTATACAAAAGCTATCAGCCAATCAGGCGATGTTAAGGGTGCAACTAAGTAAATAATATAATAGGAGAAATAAAAAATGTTTCAAACAGAAAGTCTTCAAGAAAAGTGGTCGCCAGTCCTTGCACATCCCGACTTACCTAAGATAGATGATGCATATAAAAGGGCAGTAACTACTGTAATTCTTGAAAACCAAGAAAAAGCTATTAAAGAAGACAGAAGTTTTCTTTCAGAAGCAGCGCCAACCAATAAAACTGGTGCTGATTTAGAGAATTGGGACCCAATTCTTATAAGTTTAGTTAGACGCTCAATGCCTAACTTAATAGCCTATGATGTCTGCGGTGTACAACCAATGACGGGCCCAACAGGTCTTATCTTCGCGATGAGAGCTAGATACGCTTCTATGGACGGAACTGAAGCACTAGGAGATGAAGCTGACACTGGTGTAGCATCTGATGATGCTGCTGGTGACTTAACATCATCTGCTATGACAGGTTCAAACCCTGCAACATTAAACGACAGCCCAAGTGCTGGTACATACTTGTCACCAACAGGTATGACTACGGCACAAGGTGAAGCTTTAGGTGATACAACAACTAATGCTTTCGCTGAAATGGCTTTCAGTATAGAAAAAACAACAGTAACCGCTGTTACTCGTGCGTTAAAAGCTGAGTACACAATGGAACTTGCACAAGACTTAAAAGCAATTCATGGTCTAGACGCAGAAACAGAACTAGCTAATATTTTATCTGGTGAAATTCTTGCTGAAGTAAATCGTGAAGTAGTTAGAGACATTTATGTTTCAGCTGTAGCTGGTTCGCAAGTTAATACAACTACTGCTGGTATTTTCGACTTAGATACTGATTCAAATGGTCGTTGGAGTGTTGAGAAGTTTAAAGGTCTAATGTTTGCACTTGAAAGAGATGCTAACGCTGTTGGACAACAAACTCGTAGAGGAAAAGGTAACATAATCATATGTTCTGCTGATGTAGCGTCTGCGTTACAAATGGCTGGAGTATTAGATTACACACCTGCTCTAAACAACAACTTAAATGTAGATGACACATCTACTACATTCGCTGGTGTTATGAACGGCAGATTTAAAGTGTATGTTGACCCATATGCTGCTAATGTTGCTGCTTCACAATACTATGTTGTAGGATATAAAGGAACTTCACCTTACGATGCTGGTATCTTCTACTGCCCATATGTTCCATTACAAATGGTTCGTGCGGTAGGTGAGAATACTTTCCAACCTAAGATTGGTTTCAAAACTCGTTACGGTATTGCTGCAAATCCATTCCATAAAGGTGTGATTGCTGCTGGTACTGCAGAAAATACAAGTATTACTGCAAATACTAACAAATACTACAGACGCGTCAAGGTAACCAATTTAATGTGAGATTGGTTAGTCACTCAACTACAAATGAATTGGCCCACTTCGGTGGGCCTTTTTATTACCTTGACATTTCTTGTATATACCTGATAATATAACTACATGTATTGATAATTAGTAGTGTATATAAGACATTTCTTATATATAAAATCGTTGATATCATTGACTATTAAGACAAGTGTT